GTGAGGAACACTCGATTGCTGAGCAGATCATTGAAGCGACGGGACTGCCGTGGGACAAAGCGGATAATGACCGTATTGGTGGCAAAGCTCTCATGCACGAGTTTCTACGGTGGGACACTAAGCCTCCATCGTATGTTCCTGCGACAGGCTATAGCGAAGAGATTGCATTTAAAATATTAAGAAATGGTGGACCAGAGAAGTATAAGGAATATGTTAGTCTTTTCAAAGAGGAAGAACCAGAACTTAATCTTCCAAAGCTTCTCGTTTGTAAATCGTGTTCCGAATTTCGTAAAACCATTCCAGCTTGCGTATATCCTGACGAAGAGAAACCGGGTATCAAGGCGGAAGATGTTAAGCAATTCATTGGTGATGACGCATATGACGGTGGACGTTACGGTATTAAAGCCGTAGACGATTTTTTCAATCTTTCGAGTTATGAAGCAGACAAACTTGATGAGTTGGGTCAAATCGTTACTTCCCTCGAAAAGACAGGGGACTGGAATACCTACTATCGACAGATGGCAAAATACGATAAAGAATTCAGGATGGCCACCCAGTCAATCCACCGACACACTGGAAGGTTTAATCCGAGGGCGTCGCGTCGATTTCGTTTTAAGCCTCACTAAAGAGCAGTTGAGAGATGAGGTATTTGCTCAGGATAGTTCGATTATCTCTCTCCAGGGAAAGCTCTCTCACCTTGAGGCGCGCGTCGAAAGTCTTAGTAGAGACTATAAGGAACTCATAGATAAGAACCAAGTAATCATAGACAGGCTTCTTGAAGATAAATTACATAAGGATCTTCCACGCGCACAAGCGGACTCTAAAGATACAGAACCCATACGAATGAAGCGTCCAAGTTGGAACAAGATAAGAACAGATTATGAGCTCCAACAGAAGAAGAAATTTTGGGAAAATCGTATTAAAGAAGTCGAAGAGAAAGACAAATCAGGAAGTGGCGGAGAAGGTTCGTCAACTGCTTGATTTGATTAAAGAGAAAAAATAATGTTTCCTCCGCAACAACCTCCTGCTTCTCCAGAGATGATGCCTTCATCTCCTCCTGAAGGTATGATGCCTCCAGAGATGATGATGCCTCCTGAGGAAGCTCCAGAACCTGACCCTGAACCTCTTATCTCAGAAAGTGAAGAGGCAAAGATTCTCTCTCAACTCATCGATGAATATATTCAGATGGAGGATGGACCGCGCTATAACAATATGAAGATGTGGAAAAAGCACATCAACTATTGGGAGGGTTTGCAATATACCGCGTGGGATGAGACAACTGGTGCATGGCGAACTCCAGAGGAGATTCTTGATAGTGATCCGCAATCTGACATAGATCCTTCTGTCTATGCTAAGGTGGTGAATGTATATAAGGCGCATGGTGAGATTTTTATCGGCGCTCTGTCGACTGGCGTTCCTACAACGAGATTTTTCCCGCTCGATGCTGATGATCACGAAGATATACAAACAGCGAAGGCTTATTCGAAGATTGCGGAGCTAGTTCAAAGGCATAATAAGGTAAAGCTTCAGTTAATGAAGTCTCTTTATCTCCTCTACAATTGTGGTCTAGTTGCTTGCTACAATGAGAACAAAACTGATTTCCGTTTTGGCTCTTATAAGACTCCTATCTACGAGGACGTTCCTACGATTGACCGCACAACATCTTGTCCGGGGTGTGGTAACGAAATGGGACAAGAGCAGCTTCCGCAAGATGGTATGGCCCCACCACCGGGACCGGTATCTTGTGAAGGATGTGGATATCAAGGCGTTCCAGAAGTTGAGGATACGCCTGGCAGTGTCCAAGTTCAGACGGGGGAACAGAAAAATCCAAAAAATAGAGAGTGCATCGAAATCTATGGACCTCTGAACGTCAAGTTTCCTCTCTACGTTAAAGAACTCATATCTAGTCCTTACATCATTCTTGAAGATGAATTTCCTGTAGCACTCATTCGAGAGATTTATCAGGAGTATGAGGATAAGATTCAGAGTAATCCTCTCGGAACTTTCGAATCTGAAGTAAGAGTTGCGTCTGTCTACAAGAGCGACTTTCCTGATGGAATGGTGACTGTTCAGCGTATATGGATTCAGCCGTGGGCACTGAACCTTTGGCGTAGGGATCTAGAAATCGTTAAGAAACTCAAGGCTACTTATCCCGATGGCATTTATTTCGTAAGAATCAACGACACTTTAGTGACGGAGATTGTGCATGATAGTATGCATAAGCATTGGACCATCACCGAGCATCCAATGTCTGAAACTCTCCACTCACAACCAATCGGCGCCCCAATGGTCCCTCTCCAGGATATCGAAAACGAGCTTGATAACTTAACCCTTGAGACAATCGAGTTCGGACTCCCGGAACTTTTTGCTGATCCGAGAGTTTTAGATTTTACAGCCTACCAACGTCAGGAGATCAGACCTGGGCAAGTGTCTCCGGCGTCCGCACCAGCGGGTCGATCTCTTGGAGAGGGATTCCACGAAGTTAAAGCTACGACTCTAAGTAGAGAGGTGGATAGCTTTGCAGGTAGGATGGATTCTCGTCAGCAGTTTGTTCAGGGTACTTATCCGAGTATCTATGGAGGTACTCAGGAAGGTGGCTCCGGGACCGCGCGAGAATATGAACTGAGTAAAGCGTCTGCTCTTCAGCGTTTATCTACCTCCTGGACTCTCCTGCAAGAATGGTGGGCACAGGTGATGGAAAAAACGACTAAGAGCTTCGTTAATAACATGAAAACCGACGAGAAATTCGTGAAGTCTCGTGGTAGTAATTTTATTAATGTTTGGATCAAGATGAGCGAATTGGGTGGAGAACTTGGAGAGGTCGTTCCTGAAGTAGCAGAGCCATTCCCGATTAGTTGGACTCAGAAGCGCGACGTTATCCTCAATCTCATGCAAATGAATAACGAGGATATTTCAGCTGTAATTAGGCACCCAGAGAACGCAGGAATCATTGCGTCTACTATTGGTCTACCTGAGTTGTATATTCCTGGTGATGATAGCCGCAATAAACAACTCTGGGAAATCGGACAACTGATTACGTCTGAGCCTATGATGCCTGAAGCTCCTGTTCCTGGGATGGAAATTCCAGAAGGGACTCCACCTCCACAACCTACATCTTCAGTTCCAGTCGATCCTATCCTTGATGATCATAATGTAGAAAGTGAAGTCTGTAAAGCGTGGTTGCGCTCTGAAGTAGGTATTTACTCTAAAACAGATAATCCTGCTGGTTATATGAATGTTCTCGCGCACATGAAAGAACATCAAATGATAGCTATGCAGATGGCGACGGCACAACAGGAGCAGGAAAAAGAACAGCAAGGTGGTGAAACAAATCCAAGTCAGGAGATGGAATAATGCCGACAGATGTTAAGGTCGAAGGAAATGCCACTGCTGAACCGTCTGAGTCCGAATCCGAACAGGATCTAGCCCAACTTGAAGGTGAAATTGATGATGACACCAGCGCAGATGAGGACAGTGGAGAAGAGTCGGGCGAAGATAAGCCTACTTCTCACAGAGCTAGAGGTAGAACTGAAGAAGATAAGGAAGATAAGGAAGCAGAAGAAGGTGCTGACGAAGAGGAGGAAGAATCTAAACTAGGTGATCTTGAAGATGAGGATGAGGAGGCTGAGTCTGAGGAAGGTGAGGAAGATAAGCCTACCGAGTACGCGCGCTTACCTATTCGTGCTGTCAAAGAGAAGTATCCAAACTTCTTCAAGGACTTCCCACAGCTAAAAGCGGCCTTTTTTGGTTATCCTCAGTTCATGGAGGTCTTTGCTGATATAGATAGTGCGCGTGAGGCGGCGAGTAAAGCTGTAGAGTACGACAATCTTGAAGCAAGTCTCGTTGATAAGGGTGATGCTAAGTATTTCCTCAACACTCTTAACGAAAATAACCCCAAAGCTCTCAAAAAACTGCTTTCTGGCTTCTCTGATACTCTCAAAGGGATAGACCAGCAGGCATATCTCGATCTTTCTACCCCAATTATCGAAGAATTGCTCTATCATGCAGCCGCGCACGGGTCTAAGGTTGGAAATAAGAACCTTTCCCTTGCTGCACGGCACCTTGCGAATTTCGTTTTCGCTAATGGTGGAGATATTCCCGATATTACAAAGCGTGGTGGAGAGAAGAAGCCATCAGAAGCAGAAGTTCAGCTCCAAACAGAGCGAGAACAGTATGCAAACGAAAAGTTTCGAGGTGCTCTGGAGGATGTAATCAATCTCATCAATCCAGACATGAACGCGATCCTTAATAACAAGCTAGAAGGGCTTTCTCCTTTCGAAAAGAAGCAGATTGTCAAGGAATCGAGGACTGAAATCAATAGAATCCTCGAAAACGATAAAGGATTTCAAGCTCAACTACGTAATTTGTGGAAAAGAGCGTCTGAAACAGGCTATAGCAGTGAGTCAAAGTCCAGAATAAAACGCGCGTGGCTGGACCGCGCTAAACTCATTGCTCCGTCGGTGAGAAACCGACTTAGACAAGAAGCTTTGACTGCCAAGACTCCTGGTAAAAAGGCTTCTGGAGAAGTGGAAGGTGAAACGAAGGTAAAGTTCAAGGTGACTGACAAGAAAAAGACCTTTCCAGAGCGGGGTGGCAAAACTCCTAGTGGGACTACGCGTAGGGTTCTCGATCCCAAACAAATCGATTGGCGTAATACCACGGATAAAGACATCCTCGACATGTGAGGTCTGGGGTCATGTTAGTTAGCTTGGATAGAAAGAGTCTCTAATGGCTGGAGCAATGACAGAGACTCAAGTTGTGGCAGCAGAACTCGAACGAGTAGATCCTCGTGTTCCTCTCCTTTTCGAGCGGGATGCGATGTTTTACGCGAATATCGAGAAGCGTCCGGTCGAAATCGTCAGCGCGCGTGATATGCGGATTCCACTTGAGATTCGTCCTGGTGGATACTTCGGATATTTCGACACGGCTGGTGGCGACATGGGACGTGGTTCTGGGCCATCATTTGAGAAGGCACTGATCTCGACGGTGAACTTCCGATATGCCGTTGAGTGGCACAAGAAAACGCAGTGGGCGACGGACGATGCACGTAAGTCTGTTGTCAACGCGGTTCGTCATCTTCTCGCAGTCGCCATGAAGGAATTTCGTCGCATGGTGGATGCAAACTTGATGACGAAGGGTGATGGAGTCATCGGGACAGTCTCGGGTGTAGCTGGCACTACGCTTACCCTTGCTGGTGCGACTGATGGATATGGAACTCGCTTGCTCCGTATCGGTCAGAAGATCAACGTTTACGATTCCACGCTGGCTACATCAAGGACTCCTCTCGAATCAGACGAGCGAGAGATCCTAACCATTGACCACGATGCTAAGACGTTCACCTACTCAGGTGCAGCGATTGCTGGCCCAGTGGTTGCTGGTGACAAGATCGTTTCAAGCGGACTTCGTGGTGCCAATCCTGTTGGTATCCTTGGAGTTCCGTATCACCACGACAATTCGTCGACTGGTGCTTGGCTCTCACTCTCACGAGCGACTTATCCTGAAGTTCGTGCGGGTAGGATCACTGCGTCTGGAGCTTTGGCCCTTCCACATGCTCGTCGCGCACTGAATAAAATCGGTGAGCGTCTTGGCATGGAGAATGGGATCAAGATGAAGGCGTGGATGCATCCATGTCAGGTCCAGCAGTACGAGTCCATCGCGCAATTGCTCATGCAGATCGAAAAACAGCCCACCGACAAGCAGGGTGCGGATATGTATTTCGAGATGAAGCAGTTGGCTGGAGTCCCGATTCAGCAGCACTTCAATTGGGACAAGACCCGTATCGATTACGTTGTCGATGAAGTCTGGGGTCGTGCAGAGATGCACAAGACAGGCTTCTACGAGGAGGAAGGTCGGAGGATGTTCGAAGCAAGAGGCACCTCTGGTGGTGTCGCTGCAGCCACGATGTTTTATCTCGTTGCTAGCTTCAACACGTTCATCAACAATCCTCCGGCGTGTGTATACATTAGTGACTTGGCAATTCCCGCAGGTTACTAATGACTGAGCCTTGCTGTACCGTAGTTTGGACGGCTGTGGTATAGTGGGGACGGGTGGGGGTAGCCACTGAGCCTGGTTACTTCCACCCGACTTTATAATTACAATGATTACAGACCTTCTTGTTGTCGAACGGCTTAACAAGGACCTAGCTAGGGAATACATAGTCCTAGATGGACGTCCTGTTTATCGTATAGTCTGGTCAGAGGATCAGCTAGAAATTCGACGTGGGATGACTAGGGAATACTACGGAAGCATCTTCATAAGGGAGTATTTCTCAGTAGGTCCACGTAAAAAGTATTGGTATTTCCAGAATCCGTGTTGGGTGTTAGAAAAGCTGACGTTTATACAGGGACAGGCTGCACTTAAAGAAATCATTACTGAACTCGTGGAATGCGCTAATGGGACGTACGAGCCAATATTTCCTTTTGTCGATAAGGATTTTGTTCCTCTTCCTGTTTCTCCTCTTGTTGTCGATATTGTTCTATGGAAACTACATAACCCAACCACTCCCCTATCACCTTCTCAACTAGATGATTTGCGCGTCCGAATGGAAGAGAAAGAGGTAGCTTACTTCGAGGAGGAGCTTGGTAAGGGTGAGCGTAGTCCTTTATTTGTATACGGTTCGTCGGTAGCTGTTTCGACTAATCAATTAGGATTCTCAAAGACTTACAAGAAGGAGTATGTAGAGAAATGATTCCCGCGACAACAAGAGACATAAGCACCGTCATTTCGATCCTCCCAATTAGGATTGATGAATATAAGCCATTAATCCCTACGCATTATTTCATTCCTGCCTGTAGGGATACGAATAATGGAGCTGAGACTCTGATGATAGAGCGTGGCTCCTTCCGTGTCTATATTGACGAGAACAGACCAGCACTTATCATTCCTGAACCCTCTGACGTGATCGCAGCAGCTATCTGTCGTGATTTCAAGGTAAGTTCTCAGTTCAATCAACCAGGAGAAGCTGAGCCTGGACTCTTTTGGGTTCGGGGTGGATATGATAGGAAGGAAGTCCTTACTTCGAACGAGCTTAAACCATCTCTAGTACGCGCACGGGAAATGCAGAATGAATGGTTTACTCGTCTTATTAGAGAAGCTGACGATAGCTGGTCTCGTAATCGTATGCGGAAAGAGATCAGCGACTTGCAGCGTCTTGCCGTTAAATCTCTTGCTCTCAAAAGAGACTGGGATATTGACCTAGAGATTTCGAGTGCTATTCATTTCGTTAAGTGTAAGTTCTGTAAAGCCGATGTCCATCCTGAAGCAGTAATCTGTATGCACTGTCGTGGTGTATTGAATATGGAGAGATTTAAGGCGGAGTTTGTTTCAGCAGATGGACTAGCGAAATAGTGTAAATGTTCGCCGGACGAACGATTAAGGGGCAAGAACCATGCCACTGTTAGCGAATGCGGTCCTAACTGAAACGAAAGGTCTACTAAATGACCCGACTGGAAGTATTTATCCAGACGCTGCACTCATTCCACTCCTCCAAAAATCGTATCGAGAGCTACAAGTTAAGCTCGAATCTTTTGGTATCTCTTCAACAAAGGAACAGAACGATACTGTTAGCCTACCTTCTGGCATTAAATTCCTGGGTGACGGAGCTGGACTACCAAACGATTTTCTTCGGCCAGTAGAGTTAGGTGAGCGACTTCAAGGGTCTGAAGATAAGTTTGTCCTTATGACAGAGAGGGAGTGGGATCCAAATATTAAGCAACAAAACGAGTTGATCTATTGGGTGTGGAGAGAAGATACTCTGCACTTTCCAGGTGCATTGACTCCAAGACAGATTCTACTCCGCTACATCAAGTCCTTAGAAGTCATTGTAGACGCGACTTCCCCGATCTTTATCAATGACTCGCAATCGTATTTAGCTCAGAGGACTGCGGCTTTAGCTTCTCTCCTACTTGGACATAATCCCACACGCGCACAGGCTCTCATGAGCGATTTAGTTGGTGCAGGTGGAGCATGGG